GCTTTTATTCCTATATTTAGAACAATAGAAAAATGGTGGAAGAAGTAAATGCAACATTTTTATGACGGACAAATTAGAAGATATCTAACACAAATAATAAGAATGTTAAGCAATTTTAGCTATAAAGATTCTGAAGGTAAACTTGTACAAGTGCCTGTTATGTATGGTGACATGACTAGGCAAGTTGCATCTATTATTAATGATAATTCTGAAAACAAAATACCTTCTGCACCTCGAATGGCTGTGTATGTTACAGGATTAGAAATGGACACAACTAGGTTAGCAGATAGCAGTTATGTAAACAAGCTCAATATAAGAGAACGTGCATATGATGAAGCTGGTAAAGAATATTTAAATACACAAGGAAAGAATTATACAGTTGAAAGGCTAATGCCTACACCTTACACTTTAACAGTAAACTGTGACATATGGTCTACTAATACAGATCAAAAATTACAAATACTTGAACAGATTCTTATGCTTTTTAATCCTAGTTTAGAAATACAAACGACAGATAACTATGTTGACTGGACTAGCTTGTCTGTAGTTAATTTAACTACAACAACTTTTAGCAGTAGATCAATACCTATGGGTACTGAATCTGAAATAGATGTTGCAACTTTAGGATTTACAACTCCTATATACATATCACCGCCTACTAAAGTAAAACAATTAGGTGTTGTAACAAATATTGTTACAAGTATATTCGACGAAACAAAAGGCACTATAGATTTACAAATTTCGATGCCTGAAATCAAAGCATGGCAAGATACTAGTAGACCAGAAGCAGATATTAAACCAAAAGTTTATATTGACGAAGACGGAGTAGAGCAAAGAGACTATAGATATATGGATAATATTAAACAAGACACTACTTCTGTGGTATCAACTACATATAAAAACTATGATTTACTAGTTTTAAATACTAGCATCAAGTTGTTAGAAAACGGGTTGGCAGGAAAGATTACATGGGATGAATACATACAAGCATTTAACAAAATATATCAAGCCGGTCTAACACAGATTAGATTAAAGAGAAGTGACTTAGATAATGAAATTTCAGGTACTGTTACTATTAATCCATTAGACGAGTTTGCAATGAGTGTAAACTGGGATCCTGATACATTACCAACAGATACAATAATAAAAGGACCTACAGGAAATAACAGTAAAATAAACTATATAATTGATCCTTTAAAAACAAGTCCTGTGGATCTAAAAACAACTGGTATTAGAATCCTATTATTAGATGAAAGTGTAGGAGATACTAATAATACAGACGGACCTGATGCATGGAAGAATGCAGACGGATCTGACTTTGTTGCAAGTGCCAACGATATTGTAGAATGGGATGGTTCAAAATGGAGCATTGTGTTTGATGCAAGTGAAAGTGAAGATCGAACAATATATACAACTAACCTAAACACAGGTGTACAGTACAAATTCCAGAAAGGCGAATGGTTACTAGCATTTGAAGGTGAATATCCACATGGCACATGGAGATTAAACTTCTAGGATAACTACATACATGCAGAATGTAGTATGTAGTGGTGCATTATTTTATACCAAAAAAACCAAAAGATTTCTATTTTTACATAGAACACAAGGTAAACATAAGAACTTGTGGGGGTTAGTTGGCGGCACCAATGAAGATAAAGAAACTCCTTGGACAGCTTTACAGAGAGAAATCAAAGAAGAAATAGGTAGTGTTGATATCAAAAAAACAATACCTTTGGAAACTTTTATTAGTAATGATAATAAGTTTTTATTTCACACATATCTATGTGTTGTTGAAGAAGAATTTATCCCCAAGTTAAACAAAGAACATAATGGGTATGCTTGGACTAGCTTTACTAACTGGCCCAAACCTTTACACGTTGGACTACGAAATACTTTAAATAGTAAAATAAATTTAACAAAGCTAGAAACAGTTTTTAAACTGATAGACTTATTAGAGTAAAATATGGAACAGAAAAATTTAAAAGATGATGTAAAAAAACACGAATGGGGCAGTGAGTTAACCTGGGCTAAGGGTGAAAACTACACAGGCAAGATTTTAGTTTTTGAAAAGTTACATTCAAAGACTACTATGCAATTTCTCAAAGATAGTAACAAAACAATTTTTGTTAACAATGGTAAGTTTAAGGTAAGATGGATCAATACACAAAATGCAGAAGTCTTTGAAACAGATTTGGACGAAGGGCAAACGTTTGAATTTAAAGCATTAGTTCCTCATCAGATAATCACTCTTTCACAAGGTGGATCAATTACAGAAGTAGGTGATAAAAATATAGATGGTAACACATATCATGTTGTAAAAGCGGATAATGTAGGATAATGTTACCTAGTTTATTTAAAAGTGACGAAGTGCGTGAAAGCATAGATGATTATAAGAAGAAATCTCAATACATCACTAACGAATCTACAAAACAAATAGTTAATAAGTTAATTGAAGAATTACAACAAGAAATAAAAACACTAGATCAAGCACACAGAATTAGAAGTGCTGGCGAATTAAAGCCTAGTCTTTTCTCCCCCAATCGTGAAAAAATACACACTATTAGGCAAAAAATAATTCAAATTTATAAAGAAAATAATATAATTAGATATTAGATAGTGTTATATTTCCAACCATAGCAGGATGTGATGTACACTGATATTTTGCATTTCCTACAAACCCATCAGGTATATTCCAATAAAGAGTGCCACTAGATTTACCTTGTGCATTAACTCCTGTAGTTACTGAACCCAATGCTGTAACATGAACAAGTCCTGTATTATATGCACTTCCGCCTGAATCTTGAATTTCAAAAGGATGTCCTCCCGCATTTGACAAATCAAATGCAAGTGTAGTTCCTCTAAAAGCCTTAATTGTAGGATTACTGCCCGAATAATGGCTATTGAATGTATATGAACTTGAACCTATTGCGGCAACTTCTAGCATAGCAATAGCAGGTCTATATATCTGAGATACATCTAATGAAGCTGATGATACATCTGTAAGTCCTGATAGTGCAGTTGCTCCTGATGATACTGTACTAGTAACTGTAACCGAATCTCCTCCTGCACTTGTAGTAAGACTGATTCCTGTGCCGGCTACTAAAGTTAACGTATCTGTAGGACCGTCAGCTTCAACATTACTCTGTCCAGAAACTGCAACGATACTAAATGCATTTTGGTTTGTTTCGCCTCCACTTCCAGCATTACCAGGCTTCCAATAACTTAATGTATCGTCCCATGTTAGAATTTGTCCATCTGAGGGAGTGGATGTTGTTGTGTTTACGTCACTAAGTGCATCAATACTAATTGCGTTTAAGTTACTTGCAGATACAGATGTAAGATAACTTTGTAAATTACTAATTTGGCTTTCAGTTATAGTAAGTGCTGACTGATGTTGTGTTACAGAAGTTTGTGTAATATTAGCATCTGGAACATTGGCCCATGTAACTGCCGCTGTTAAATCGTTTATTTCTGATGTCAAGGCACCTATGCCTGCCGCCGTAGGAGGTGTATATCTAAAAACACCCGTGGTATTATCATAAGATATTGCGCCATCTCCTGAAGCACTTAATTCAATACCAATACTTAGGCTTGCTAAAGTTAAGATTGAAGGTTTGTTATTTAAGTTGTTATAGTCTAGGTAGTAGGAACCATCTTGGCCATCTAATGTATCAGCATCTGTGCCTGCTCCACCGGTGGTTGCATCTATACCTGGTGCCCATTTAGCACCGTCCCACTTTAGTACGTTTCCAGAGTCTGGCGGTGATGAAGTTGTATCAACGTCTGATAAAAAGCCTAAGCTATGAGGTTCCATGTTTATTGTAACATTTTTAGTATCAGTAGCAATAGCTGTTGCCACATGTGTTCCGCCTAAGATACTTAACGTGTCTGTTGAACCTGATGCTACGGCAGAACCATCGTCACTTGTTACAGTTTTAAATGCATCGCCTGCTCCGCCACCACCACCGCCGGTTCCTGTGTATGCAATTACTACTTTATCACCTGTGATTGCCGTACTGATATCAGTACCGCCTTCAAGTGCAAAACTATCATTTACTGAATTTGCTGTTGTTGTACCAGTATCAGCTGTAAAAGTTTTAAAAACAGTATTAGAAACTGTAGAATCTGCTATTGCCCAACCTGTTCCGTTATATTGCCAGGTTGTAGACCCTTGGGTAAAAGTATCTCCATTTGAAGGAGTGCCCGGAAAATTAATAGCCATTTAATTCACCATATCTGTCATGTAGTTGTTCATGGTATTCCCATTCATTAGTCATATATTCAAGTTCTAATGCTAACATTGTTATTGCTCCTAGCAAATAAAACATTACCAAAAATCCTATAATAATTGCTTGTATACCTAGTATAACTTTTATTTTACCCATTTGATTTAAATCCTATTGCAGTATTTATTACACTCACTCCTCCACGAGTAGTATAAGGTTGTCTATTATACCTATTAAAAAGCATGTTATTAGAAGCACCCATTAGACTTGAAGTAGTATTTCCGTAATCGTTATCAGCACCAGTATTAGATATTACATTTTTTGCATCTGCTATAATTTTTGCTTTAAGTTGTGCAGGAGTTAATGTAGGCTCAACACCTAAATGCAAAGCACCAAGACCGCAAACTTGTGGTGATGCCATTGATGTTCCGCTAATACTCATAATTTTATAACCTGCATCATCAGGATGATTAACAGGAGAATAATCTGCATCGTAAACATTTGAACATGCACTAACTATCGAGCTTCCGGGTGCCCATATTTGCACTCTAGCTCCTTTGCTACTAGAAGCTCTCGGTCTATCTCTATATATTGCACCATCGAGATTTACACTATCATCTATGTTACCTACAATAAATGCATTATCGCTATGAGGACTGCTTCCTCTATGATAATAGTATGTAGTTGAACCAAAAATAACGTTATTATTATAATCTGTTCCTGTTGATAGATCTCCTTTATGATAATCATTTCCTGCCGCTATGCAAACATGTATACCGTCACTTATCATGTCATCAACTTCTGTATCAACAGAAGGTACACGTAATGGTACTCTTCTAGCTGTACCTCCGAGTACTAATTTAGTAACTAGTCCTGTTGATGTCCACAATGTTGTATTATCTGAATAATCTGTAGGCCAGGTCCAGCCTACTCCTCTATAAGTTCCACTTACTGGATCTCCTGAAAGTGTACTTCCATACCCCCAACTCATATTAACTATGGTAGGTCTTTTTACACCCGTAACAGGGTTAATAGGTTTATTGTTATGCCATAATCTGATTGTATCAAATACGTTAGATACGCTTATGCCACCACTATCTCCACCACCTTCTAATCCTGAAACTTTCTGTGCATATATCTGTGCATTTTTTGCCCAACCGTATGTTTTTCCTGCGGCTATTCCTGCACAATGAGTCCCATGTCCGTCAAAATCTCTATAATGATTTACGCTTTGTGTACCAGATACTCCGCTTTCTGTAAACCAATCTATTTGTCGTAATCTAACTCCACCTTGGTCATCTAACCATTCCGGGTGTCCAACTTGTATTCCGCTGTCCTGAATAACAACGTCAACCCCGTCTCCGTCTACAGCATATTCAAATTTATTTGTTCCGGCTGTGCTACTACTACCGTATTCGTTTTCTTCCCAGTTGCAACGCCTTAATCCCCAATTTACTAAATTAGAAGTTAAAGTTCCGGGTTTTGTAAATTCACTTGTTTGTGTTTTACGCAATTCTATTTCAATATCATCTCTAAGCTCTGGTGGAATTTCTACAGATAGTATTCTTGAATCTGCAGATAAAGCAGATGCTTCGTCTTCTGTTAATGCAAAATGTGTTTGTCTAGTACTACCAGGACGTGGATTTACTATGTCAACCTTTCTAGAAGGTATGGGTCCTGAACCTGTACTTGCTGTAAGTTCTGTTTCAATGTCTGCTAAATCAGCCTTATCTTTTACAATTACCGTGTATTCTTTTTCGCTCATGTTAACTGTTGCCTCTATACTATAGCTGAATCGTCTATTCTTCGCCAACTTCCGTTAATATATGCTTGGATTTTGTTATCTTGTGTGTTATAGATCATATCGCCGTTGACTGGTGTTAAGGCATCTCTTCCTGCATTGTTAAAACTAGCCAACCTAAATGCGCCACTTTGTACTTGTACTCCGTCTGGTGCTTTAAGTGTTAGTGTAGTAGCACTATCTATTTCAGGAGCACCTGCGCCTGTATTTACAAATTCACCTGCATACACGCTATTA